ATAAGAACTATTAAATATTATTATGGCAACAACAATTCAAAACTTCTTTACTAAAGCAGCCGAAAATCAATTTTCAAGAGATTTTCTATTTAGAGTTAGAAACATTACATTAGCAGGTGGAGTTACATTTGTTGGTGATAACGATCTAGTTTATGCAAAGACAGCGCAGTTACCTGGAAGAAACATAGATAGCAAGGTAGTTAACTATTTTGGACAAGAGTTTCAGGTGCCTGGTAGATCTACTTATCCTGAAGCTGGAGGTTATACAATTAGTTTTTATCACGATGAAGATTGTACGTTAAGAACTAAATTTGAAGCTGCTTCTAGAATTGTTTTTAATAACGAAACATCAATTGGTCAATATGGTATGCCTGGTGAAGAGTCAATAATTAACTTAGTACAAGTTGATAAACAACTTAACGATGTTAGAAATATTGAACTTGTAGGTGCTTCTCTTAGAAATGTAGGAGCCGTAAGTTATGATATTGCTGATGGTTCAGGTGATGTATTAAGCTTTGATGTAACCTTTGCATTCCACTTCTATAGAGACTTTGCCCTTTCTTAACTACACTCGCGATTAAATATTATTAATGGCGTTTGAGCAGCAAGATTTTCTCGATAGGTATAGCTATAGTGAAAGGTTCTTTCTCTCGCATCCCTTTCTTTGGAAGATAGAATTTCTTTACGAGGGTTCAGAGTTAATACCTAACATTAATAAAGCTATTACTAAAGCGTATAAGCAAGACGCAAACAATTGGAAAGCCTCTACTGAACCAGATGCATTTACTGAAAATGGTAATATATTAGTAGCTAGAACAGTTAACGTTCCTAACGAAAATTCTCAATTTGATCTCGCTGGTCAGCAAAATATGGGAGGCTTCTTACCTGGTTATGCTTTAAACAAAAGAGCAGACTTCTTATCTAAAAACTTGGCTATAAACTTTTTTGATACTGTTGATGATATTGAACATTTCTTCTTTAGACCCTGGATGATAGCTTTAGGTATAGATGGATTATTAGAGAGAAATTTATTATGTCCTAAAGTTGTATTAAGACAATATGACAATAGAATGCGTTTACGTAAAGGATATGAGTTCAGTGAAGTCTTCCCTACTAATGTAGAAGGTTATCAGTTATCTTATAATGATGAAGAGTTTCAAGAAAAATCGGTTACTTTTGCATTTAGAGATTATAAGCCTTTACCTATAACTGGACAGGCTTTACCTTTCGCATTTTAGTAATAATTATTAGTATGCAATGCGAGTTTAAACTTCCTAACGGTAAGGAAGTAATTACTAAAGAGTTCTTATTTAAAGATGTTAAAGAATTCTTTTATGAATCTTCTTTAGAGCACAGCGTACAAAGATTAGAGAGCTTTATAATTACTAAAAATTTAAATGTTATAGAAAAATTTATAACATTGTTATATCTTAGAAAGAGATGTTTAAAGCATACTTTCAATATGAACATTGATGGTGCAAGCAAAGATGTAAGTATAGATTTAGTTATTAGTAGTATAGACGAGATTATTAATATAAAAGAAGAAAAAACTGTTGGTAATTTAAAATTAGTATTAGATTATCCTTCTGAATTTTTAGTTAATACAGATAATATCTTTAGCGTAATTAAAGAAATAGAAATTGATAATCATTCAATAAATTTAAGGACTGTATCTACTGAAGAGCTTATAGATATAACTAATAACTTACCTACTGAAGTCTTAAAGGTAATTAATGACTTTATAGAGGATAAAAGACATGCGTTAGAATATAGTTTAATTCCTAACAATGATGACTTTGAAATAAACTTTTTAGATGCTTCTCCGTTTTATTTTTTAGTAAATTTATTTAAATGTTTAGATGTATATACTTTTAGAGAGTATATTTTTGTACTAAGTAAAAGAATAAGAGATGTTAATTTTCTACTTAACAGCACTTTTATAGATATATTAGATTATATGGATTTATACAAACGTGAAAATGAAGAACAAAACGATAAAGTTGCAAAATTAGATAACTAGTTAAATAATATCATGAGTACTTCTACTAAAGATTTTATTAGTAAGCTTTCTGAATTGAAAAAAGAGTTTAAGGTATTTGTACCTTCTGTTAAAAAGGAAGTTACAGCCAGTCAAATCACTCTTAAGCAACAAAAAGATATTATAGCTACATCAGTTAACGGAGTACTAGGTGCTCTTCAATTTACTAAAGCAGTAAATAATCTAATCATTGAAAATATTGCTAACGAGACCTTCTATACGTTTGATAGGGTACCTGTTTTATTAGCCTTGAGAGTTGAATCATTAGGAGATAAGATTAAAAATGAAAAGGATGAAGTAGTCTCGCTAAACGAATCACTTGAAAAAATAAAGAAAGTACCTACTTTTAAGTTAAGTGAAGAGGTTAAGATTGATTCAATTAATGTAGAGTTGAGAATACCTACCTTAGAAGAAGAAAATGTAATCTTAACTAAAAGTATACAAGAGATGGATAAATTAAAATCTGAAGATCTTTCGAAAGCCATGGGGTTAATTTATATATTTGAGCTAATAAAGTCAGTTAAATCAGTTCAAGTTGAAGATGAGTTAATAGACTTTAACGATCTAAAGGTAGTAGATAGAGTTAAAATTGTAGAGCAGCTACCATTAGAGCTTTATGATAATATTACTTCTTTCTTAAGTCAGATTACTAAATACGAAGAAGAAGTATTAACTATAAATGAAACTACAATAGCAGTAGACGCTTCTTTGCTTGATGCTACTACTGGTGCATAAATATATATGTGGCAGATTTCTTCAACATATTAGGAAAAGCAGTATCAGGTGAAACTATAGGTGACGGTGCCAATAAGAAAGTTTTAAAGAAGGTTAATCCTGTATTAACTGCTAATGAGAGAAGACGTTTAACTAATGAAGCTACTATTGCTGCTGAAGCTTTTTTAGAGGTACAAAATAAAAAGAAAAAAGACGAATTTGGGAAAACACAAAGAACCCCAGCAGAGAAAGTTTCTGATTCAGTAAAGAAAACTGAAGATGAAAAAGAAAAACCTAAAAAGCTAAAGTTTCCTTTATTATTAGCCTTAGGAGCGGGTATTACAGCATTTGCTGCTTGGATTGCTAACTTTATAGGACCTGTAGGTGAGTTTATAGCTAAAACTCTACCCAAACTTCTTAAACCTATGGGTAAATTTGCTAGTGGCTTCTTTAAGGCTTTAAAGAGTGGTAAACTATTAACAGTATTAGGTAAGATTGCTGGAAAGATAGGACCGAAAATACTTAAATTTGGTAGGTTTATCCCTGTTATTGGCTCTCTTTTTAGTTTCGGGTTTGGTATAGCTAGATGGAAGAAAGGTGAGTATGGTAAAGCGATATTAGAATTTCTATCAGGTATTTTAAATCTACTTCCATTCGGTGTTACTAATATAGCTTCACTTTTAATTGATGGTTATCTTCTCTTTTCTGATTTTAAAGACATGTCACAGGGAGAGGATAATAAAGATAAGATTGAGTCAGGTGAAAAGTTTAGTTTATGGAGTAAGATTTCTGGGTTTGTTTTAAATTTACCGGTTATAAAAAATATTTTATCTTTAGGCAAAGGTGTAGGTGCAATTTTTACGGGTGATTTTGCCGGTGCAGCTCAACATTTTAGCGATGCTCTTCCTTTCACACCTATTGGATATGTAATGGGATTTCTTGCCGATGAAGGAAAAAGAGAGAATTTAGTTAAGGGTGCTAAAAACGTATTTGGTAAAGTTGGAGATTTCTTTGGTATTATAGTTGATAAATTTGTAGATATATTTCAAGGAATAGTTAATGCATTAAAAGGTGCCTTTGACTTTGTTGTTACGAAAGGTAAAAAGCTTGGTAGTGCGTTAATAGCTGGGTTTAAAGCTCTTGTGCCAGGAGGTGAGAGTCCTATGGAAGCCTTTGGGAGAGTGTTTGGAGCTGATACTGAGAACGAAGAATCAAAAGGATTTAAGAGTGCAGCGAGTGAAGCAGAAAAAAGCGGTCGTTTTGAAATAGATTTAGGAAGAAGAACTGTTAGTAAAGTATTTGATGAATCAGTTGCTAAACAGTTATTATTTACTAACCAACTTTTACGTAAACTAGTTGAAGTAAATGTGGCGATGGCTAAAAATGGTAGTGTTGAAAATCCTCCACCAGTAGTTATAAACACCCCTTCGGCTTCTAATAATGATATGCCAGGTTCAATGGAAGGTCCGTCATATACAGATTCTAAAACAAACTTCCTTAACTCAGCATATACTATGCAGCCAACCTAATTTAAAGGATAAATAATAATATGGCTAGATATGATGATATACGTAATGGAGCAGGTACTAATGCTACTCCTGGTGTGTATGATATCGTAAAAGAGTATGATTGGACTTCAGTACCAAGAACTTCGGACTTACGTAATGAAGCTCCGTCAGCTTATATA